CTTTGCTTCCCGTTCTTTCTCAGCCATGTATCTCTCTCGCTCAATTTCTTTACGGATATTGATCACTTCTCTTTGGACTTGATCCCACGCAGCTAATCCATACTGGCCGACAAACATGTTCTTAGCTTTGAGGGCTAGGTCTTGTGCTTCCGCTTTGGCGGTATACCGTTCAATCGCTATCTGTTCTGCAGACTTACGGTTGAATATCGTTTTCTTAGGTGGGTCTGCTGCCAACTGGGTTAGTTTGGCGAGGCTTCCCCATAGTTCCGAAAGGTCTTTAGCCATATGCTGGATTTCTTTTCCAGCGGCTATGCCCGCCTTCAATCCACCATACGCAGTCTGCGCAATAGCAAGGATTGTCAGCGGGTCCATTTACTTATCCACTTTGTTTTCGAGGCGGTCGAATATCTTACCGAGAATGTCTTTGACCTCTTTCATCTCGCTCTTGAACTCATCCTTGCGAATGTAGTTCGCTGGCAAATCAACTTCGATTTGATGAACATTTTTGCGTAGTTCGGCGACAGCATCCCACAACGCCTTACCAAACCAGCCAAGGCCAGACATGACAATACCAGCGAGAATGTTAACGATGAATTGAATGTCCATTGTTATGTCCACGAGCCTATATTCACAATTCCAGAAGAAGCGATAGGAGCAATACGGAAGTACGATCCTGCCACGGTGGAGTACGCGCCGCCTGGGCCAGCACTTAATGTGTACTGCGGGATGAATGTCCCGGCATTATTGATCGACACAGTACCACGGACGATGTAACCGACAGTGGACAAAGCAGTCGTAATAGCTGCTGTTGTTACCGTATTGGTAACAGTGTTCATGACGGACGAGTCAGTAGAGGAGTCTAAGATCGGCAATGCTGAGGTGCCATATCCAGTAACTACTTTGTATAGGATGTTGTTGATTGTGGCAGTTCCGCCAAACCCAAGGCCAATAGTATGTGATGTTGTTCCGGCTGTCTTGGCAAGCACGAGCAATGCTTCAAACTCATAGACAGTGCCGGAGATAAGGGAAATACCTACACCCAGAATGTTCTGCGCACCTGTGCCAGTGGCTCCAGCAAGGTCGGTGTTGAGTCTATAATACATATAAGACGCAATACGGCCTGTATTGTTCCCATTGGGAGTACCCTGCACATAACCGCTAGAATCTACAGTTACACGGGTAAGTCCGTTAGTACCAATTGTTACGTTGTTTGCACTGTTAGTTTCTAAGGCTAGGCTTACCCCACTTCCTACCAGTGAAGTAGCAACAGACGTAGACCGGACATACCCCTTATTGGTATTGCCAGCTTGGAGCCACAGGGTGCTATCTGTAGAACCATTGATGGTAACACCAATACGGCCAGCACCCAGAGCATTGGGAGACGCTGTGTTTACGCCAATGTTGCCAGATGTGTCTTTATAAATTTGACCAGAACCAATGTTAATCAGGCCAGTTCCGCCCGTCACAGTGCCGGTATAGGTAAGATCAGACAGCGTTGTTCCGCCTGTAACTGCAGTCGTGCCGGTCACTACCAGGTTATCATCAACCGTAGTAGTGCCATTCAACGTAGCCGCACCAGTGGTAACAAACGTTCCGCCTACAGAGACGTTGCCGCTAACGGTGGCGTTACCAGACGCGGTTAAAGCGGCAAGAGACGTAGCCCCTGACACAGCCAGTGTGCCGGAGGCAGTAACTGCGGCGAGGGAAGAAGCCCCGCTAACTGTCAGGCTACTAGCAGTAGTTCCAGCCAGTGTGCTTACGCCAGAGACATTCAAGGTTCCCGTAGCAGTAAGCGTGGTAAATGTACCTGAAGCTGGGGTAGTAGCACCGATGCTGCTGTTATCAATCGTTGTGTTATTAACAACGTCCAATACGTTTTGGGATGTTACACGAAGTTCAAACCTGGACCCGGCACCAAACGACTGGGCAGTTGTACCTTCCTGAGCACGGACAATAGTGAACCCATCGCTGGCACGTGCTGTTACCTTGATGACTTCGTATGTTCCGCCGGAACTTGTAATGGTAGCGTAGAAATAATCACCCGTGCTCAACGTCGGAAACGCTGCGCCTTGGCCTGTCTGAAGTGTAAGACCTATATCGCTGGCTGTAACAACAGCAGCTAAGTATCCTACAGCATTATTCTTTAGTTTGAGGGCCATGGGTCATCTCACAACAAAAGGAAATCAAGGTCGTTAACCGCGCTAAGTAAGTTGGCAGCGGTAACACGAAGTTGCACACGGCTTCCGGCAGAGAACGGCAGAGCGATGGTATTTTCCTGAGCACGTACAATCGTCATAACATCGTCAATACGTGCGGTACATTTAACAATTTCAAATGTACTGGAGTTTGATTCCAACGTCACGTAAAAATAATCAGAAGCCCCTAACACAGGGAACAACGTGCCTTCACCGCTAGTAACAGTCAAGCTAGTAGCTACACTGGTCAGGTCGTTAAGCAGCAGCGACTGTGCATTGTTTGTAAGTTGGACAGCCATGGTCTACTCCTATGCAAACTTTGGGCTACGGGCAGTAACTGCCCCGCGCATGTTACCAAGATTAGCCCGACTACGCCGCTCAGATGCAGAGTATAGGTATTGTTTGGCATGATACGATGCTAGGTCTCTATCTGTCCAAGCTACGTTGGGCATGACGAGTAACTGCTGCAATGCAGCATGAGTGATCACATCTTCAAGCTCGTCAAAAATATTAGAGTCCATGCCAGTAGCCGTACGCTTTGGCTTAAGCGCATAGAACATACGCATAGAGTATGTCTTTTGGTTATCTGGCAGGGGTAGAATTATGTACTTATTAGGAGTGATCTGACAGACAGCGCGAGGCTCCTTAGCATCAGCCAATGCTGCGTCAGACAGGGTAAACGTAGACCCTTCGTTCAACACAAAACTATTATAGACATTGGTGTTGTAGATACTCTTTGCGCTATCCCACATGGTGGATGGTTCTACACCGCTGTAGAGATCAGCCCAAGCTGGGTACAATCCAACGGCCTGTTCAAGTGTGAGCTTATCCAGTGGCCGATTGTTAACCAGTGCATCGAAGATAACATGCACATCAGACTCATCTGGCTTGTTGTACGCATACTCAGATACACCAGGAGTAAGATTGAACTTAGGCTCGACATAACGCCAGATCAGTGTGCGTTCACACGCATTGATGGCTGCGTCACGAATGTACTGGATAAGCAGAGGTTGTGGGCAACCTGGTGTGCTTGAGCTAATCTTGGGAAGCAAAGTTGTAAAGGCTTTATCAACCATTAGATCACCTCACCAACTTTGGCTGTCATGGACGATGCCTTCAGTCCAGCAGCTTTAGTATCCGTAACAGTATGGCTTTGTAAAGAGGCTCCGAGGGCCGACGTAAACGCATCATAATACAACTTGGCACGCCCTGAGTTGACGTGCTCGGCATCTACTGACTCGGCCATATAGACTGTGCCGTCGATAATGACAGGCTTAAATGCCTGTGGCGGAGATGTAATAGTATCGGTTAGGTCGTAGTCTGGCGGAGTTTTGGCATACTCACCAATGAGAACAATGCCTTCTTCCGGCTTTGGGTAAAGAAAATACTTCTCACCATTCTTTACATGACGCATGAAATTGATAGGAGTACCGGCTGTTTCGGTAGCCCAACCCGGATAACTACGGCTAAGGGATTCTCTGTCAGCTTCAGTTACAGCATCGCCATCCTGCACATAGAAGATGTCAATCAGACGTATACCATCTGAAGGTATGGCTTGGATTGGGGTATTCGGGGTGGTAGTCAATTCACCAAGTTCAGCAAATAGATCAGGGCGCAGGAGAGCCATGCGCTTCAACGCAAGATTTACAAAGCTAAGCATTTCCTCATCGGTAAACCGATAAGGAACTAGCGTGTCTTGAACGACATGCCGAGCGTCAGCTATGATCTCTGCTGGTGTCACTTGTTCAATCCCCTCGAAGCCTCGGCATTAAGCTCTGGATTAGTATACTCTGGTTCAGTAGGAATATCGTCTGTGTGCAAATTAATAGGGTCACGCTTCTTGCGACCGCGTTTCTCCTCTGCTTTCTCGGCTACAATAGCAGGAACAAACCGTTCTGGATAGGCTTCTTCCTCAGTAACTTCTTCACAAAGAGGGTTCTTGGAAAGGATTTCATTCCACTCGTAAATGAACCCATCACGTTTATTGCGGAGGTACATGGTCATTTGTTAATCCTTTAGCAGTTCCACGCTCTGAGGGATTTATTAATGCGAGAGTTAGGATCATTTGCGGTTTTGGCAGATGTCAATTTCTTTTTCATACCCTTCATACGGGCGCAGAAACTATCACGGCGAGGTCCGCCTTCGGGTTGTGGAGCTTTCAACCCAGGCTTTCCTGGGTTGGCTTTGTTGTAAGCGGCACGTCCTTTGGCGTTCAATCCGCCTTCAGGGTTCTTACCTTCTTTACGCTGCCATGCTGGAGATTTTGCCATTACTTCTTACTCGCGTTCATGTTGTCTACAAGATTGGGGTAAGGACGACCTGCCTTCTTAGCAGCACTTTTAGCCGCCGCTTTCTGGGCGGGGCTTAGGGATTTTGGTTTGCCAAGTCCTTTTGGGCGTGGCTTTTCCCAAGGAACTTTTGCCATTACGTGAGCCTTATAACGGTGACAATAACAGATGGCATAGCTGGGCGAGTTGGTGATGCTTGAGCTGCAAGTGTTTTAATTGTGTTGGTAACAGCAGGAGTAGACCACCACATTTCAATATAATCACCGCCAGTAAGTGATTGGATGAATGTAACAGTACGTACTGCTATGCCATCTACAGTACCGGACTTAGCGGGGATAGAAAGGTCAGTATTCGACGTGGAAACGTCAGTTCCATTCTTACGCAGCCAAAAACTAATTGTGCTCGCACTGGCTGCACTATTAGCAAACAGTGCGCTCAGGTCAAACTTATAAACACCGGTATTAGCTGCGGTCATACGACTGCTTGATATAAGAGAGATATTACTGCTTAAATCAGTGCTGTTCATAGTCACTACAGTTGCAGTGTTAATAGTAGCTGACTGCGTTGTAGTGTCCGAGAACTGCGCGTATGTGGCACTAGGCACACCCGAAAGATCAGTGAACGGAATTGTGGCGGACGCGCTCATGTTAGATGCGCCGTTTGCCTTTACGTATCCAGTTAGTGTTGGAACCTTGAGTGTAGTGGCGCTGATTGCTCCGCCTGTGATGGCAACTGTGTTTGCGTTCTGAACGGCTATATCACCGAGGCCAAGATTGACTCTGGCATCAGATGCAGTAGACGCGCCAGTACCGCCATCAGCAACAGCCAAATCGGTAATGCCCGTAATAGCCCCGCTCGTGATAGCTACGTTCTGGATGCCAACGGTGCCTGTGATAGGCGAGATTACGTTAGACTCGATGCGGATATTACCAGACGAGATAGAGTT